GCGCGCAGGGTCTGCGTGGCGAGACCGGCGCGACCGGACCTGCCGGTGCGACCGGCCCTGCTGGCCCTGCCGGGCCTGCTGGCACTGACGGCTCCGACGGCACGGTGATCTCCGGCGGCGCGATCTTCTTCGTCGCCGGTCCGTGTCCAAGCGGCTGGTCATCGTTCCCGGGTGACTGGATCATTTGGAACAGTGCCGGCACGTCCTCGATCAGCGTCTATGCCTGCACTACGCCTTAGCGCACGCGCATGTACACCTTGGACATCTTCGAGGTTCGCTTGTCTCCGAGGATGAGCACCTTGGCAGTTCCGCCGCTGAAGGCGCAGGCCCGGCGCATCATCGGAATGGTGCCCTCAGCGACGCTGTAGAGCACGCCATCGACGAGCAGCTCGATGCCCTTGCCGCGTACTCGCGCGGTCGCCGGCCAGAGCGGTTCCTGGTCAGGCTCGCGCTCGATGCGCTCGCAGTAGCCCTGTTCTAGGTGATGCGACGATGCGATGTGATGCCCGGCAGGTAGGCCGAAGTACGGCCCGGCGTCCGCGTATCCGATCGGCTGCACTGGCTCTCGCACCTGCGCGGCTTGCGGCTGCTTTTTGCTTGTGAACCATCCCACTGCGTACCCCTTGGAGTCGTCATGCCCGGTAAAGGTCCCGCCCCGAAGGCGGTTCGGTCTCGTCCGAACGACACGGCGCGCCGCCAGGCCGAGATGACCAGGCTAGAGGCTGATGGCGCCCTGAGGGGACCTGAGTTGCCAGATTCAGTGGATTTTCACCCGCGCACCATCGCCTGGTGGGACAACTGGCGCCGATCACCTCAGGCGCAGCACATGGCCGCCGTTGACTGGGACTTCATGGTGGACACCGCGATGATGCATTCGGCCATGTGGAACGGCGACTTCAAGATGGCCGCCGAGGTCCGCATCCGGGTGGCGAAGTTCGGCGCGACGCCGGAGGATCGGATGCGGCTGAAGGTCCAGGTCGACGAGGACCTGAAGCCGGAGATCCGCGCACCGAAGGCGAAGGCTCGCCGGGCTCGGCTGCTGCAGGTCGTCGATGAGGCTGGCTGACAGTCTCGGCTTTGCCCTGGTCGATTGGATCGAGACCTTCCTGGTCCACGGTCCGGGCGACGTCGAGGGCGAGCCGATCGTCCTCGATGACGAGTTCGCTGCGTTCGTGATCCGCGCGTACGCGATCGACGGCTCGGGCGCTCGGAAGGTCCGCCGCGCGGTTCTGTCCAGGCCGAAGGGCCGCGCGAAGTCGGAACTTGCGGCGATGATCGCCTGCGTCGAGGCCATCGGCCCGGTGCGGTTCTCGCACTTCGCCAAGGCCGGAGAGGTCTCGGCGTGGGGCTACGAATATGCCAAGGGCGAGCCGGTCGGGTTGCACGTGAAACGCCCCGAGATTCTGTGCTTCGCGACGGAGGAGGGCCAGGCCGGCAACACCTACGACGCGATCCGGTTCATCTTGTCCAGCGATGGGGTCAAGCGGGCCTATCCAGGCATCGACGTCGGCCTGACCCGCACCCTGCTGCCAGGTGGCGGCGTGATCACGCCGGAGTCTGCAGCGGACTCCTCGAAGGACGGCGGCAAGTCGACGTTCTGCGTGTTCGATGAGACGCACCTGTGGGTCCATCCTCGGCTCAAGAGGATGCACCAGATCGTCCTGCGGAACCTGCTCAAGCGCAAAGCCGCCGCCGGCTGGGCTATGGAGACGACGACGATGTTCGCCCCGGGTGAGGGCTCGGTGGCCGAGGGCACGTTCGACTTCTGGCGGATGCAGGTGGAGAAGCGGACCAAAGACGATTCGCTGCTCTTCGATCACAAGCAGGCCGCCTCGAAGTGGGACCCGGCGCGCAAGAAGGACCGCCTGGCTGGGCTCAAGGAGGTCTATGGACCAGCGGCTGCCTGGATGGATCTCGATGCCATCGCGGCGTCGTGGGACGACCCGCAGACCAGTCCTGCCGAGTGGCAGCGCTACTGGTGGAACCTGCCGGTCAGCATCCAGGGCACCTGGCTCAGCCAGAAAGCCTGGGACGAATGCCACGACCCGAGGCCGATCCCAGACGGGGCCACCGTCGTCCTCGGGCTGGACGGGTCCTTCAACGGCGACTCCACGGCGCTGTCCGTCGTCCAGGTCGGTGAGTTCCCGCACCTGTCCGTCGCCGGACTGTGGGAGAAGCCACCCGGTGATCACGAGTGGCGTGCGCCGATCCTCGACGTCGAGGACGCGATTCGCACGGCGTGCCTGCGCTGGCGCGTGGTGGAGATCACCGCCGACCCGCACCGCTGGGCTCGCAGCCTTGAGGTCCTGGCCGACGAGGGCCTGCCGGTCGTGGAGTTCCCGCAGACGGCGGCACGCATGTCACCGGCGACGCAACGGTTCAGCGACTACGTCAACCAACGGCAGCTGACCCATGACGGCAATGCGTCCCTAGCGCGGCACGTCAGCAACGCGATCCTCACGTCCGACTCGCGCGGCACCCGTATCCGCAAAGAGGGCCGGATGTCCGGCAAGAAGATCGACCTCGCCGTGGCGTCGATCATGGCCCTGGAGCGGGCCGTCCACTTCACCGAGGTCGCACCGGCCCCGGTTCCGCAGTTCTTCAGTTAGGAGGCCCGATGGCGCGCATCCTGCAGGCCGTCGGCCTGCTCGCGATCGCGGCTGGCACGGCGTGGATCTTCCCACCTGCTGGCCTGATCGTCGCCGGCGTCGCCTTGGTCCTCGTCGGCATCTCGGAGGCTCGCGATGCTTGAGCGACTCCTCGGCGGCGAGCGCCGGTCGATCACCTTCCAGGCGCTCTGGGCGTCCGGGCAGGACATGCCGCGCGGCACGTTCTCCGGCGTCACGGTCAACCGCGATATGGCGCTGAAGTTGGAGGTCTTCTACGCCTGCGTGCGGCTCATCACGGACGTGGCCAGCACTCTGCCACTGGACACGTTCCAGCGGGTCGACGGCCGCCGGGTGCCATATCGGCCTCGGCCGGAGTGGGTCGACCGGCCCGAGCCTGACCGCAGCGTGCCGAGGTCCGATCACTTCGGCATGGTCCTGGCATCCCTCATGATCGACGGCAATGCCTTCGTGCGCGTGATCCGATCCCCCTCGACGGGCGAGCCGGTCGCGCTGAGCGTCCTGGACCCGTACCGGGTGACGGTCCGCCGGGATGCGCGCGGCCAGATCGAGTTCGTCATCGACCACGGCGCCTTCATCGTCCCCGAAGACGACATGCTCCACATCACTGAACTGCGCAAGCCTGGCCAGTTGCGCGGCGTGTCGCGCGTGGACGAGCTGAAGGAGACCCTCGGCCTGACCGGCGCGCTGGAGCAGTTCGCCGCTAGGTTCTTCGGCCAAGGCTCGACGACCTCGGGCATCATCGAAGTTCCCGGAGAACTGAACGGCGACCAGGCGAAGGCGCTGCAGGATTCGTTCGAGGTCGGCCATCGTGGCCTACGCAAGGCGCACCGGCCTGGCGTGCTGTCGGCTGGTGCGAAGTTCGTCAAGACCGGCGTCGACCCCAACGAGGCGCAGATGCTGGAGTCTCGGCAGTTCGCCGTCGAGTCCCTCGCGCGCGCGTTCCGCATCCCGCCGCACATGCTGCAGGTCACTCGACCCGGTGCGATGTCCTACGCCTCGGTCGAGGAGAACGCGCGGCAGTTCGTCACCTTCACCCTGCTGCCGTACATCTCCAAGATCGAGGAGGCGTACAGCACCCTCCTGCCGAGCCAGGCGTTCCTTCGGTTCAACGTCGACGGCCTGCTGCGTGGCTCACTGGAGTCCCGCTATCAGGCCTACTCGATCGGCACCCAGTCCGGGTTCCTGTCCATCAACGACATCCATCGCTTGGAGGACATGCCGCCGGTCGACGGCGGCGATGTGTACCGGGTGCCATTGGCCAATGTGAACCTCAGCGCTGCCGACCTCGTGGAGACCTCGAAGAAGGTGGAGATGGCGCAGCGGCTGATCTACTCCGGCTTCGAGCCGGACTCGGTGATGCTGGCCCTTGGCCTGCCGCCGATTCAGCACACCGGCCTACCGTCCACGCAGCTGCAGGCGGTGGCACAGATCAACCCAGCCGACCCCTTGAGCGTCTACTGATGCCGTACTTCATCACCGACCAGGCCGACGACTGCGCAGGCTGGGCGACGGTCAAGGATGACGGCGAGGTCATCGGCTGCCACGCCACGAAGGCCGACGCGATCGCGCAGATGGTCGCGGTCAGCATCGCTGAAGGCATCGAGCCTGGCGGCGAGCGGGTCGCGGGTGGTCCGTTGGCGGTCATCTCCGACATCGACGGCACTCTGCTGCGCAACGGCGACGAGCCGATCCGGCGCGTCATCGACTTCGTGATGAGCCAGCCTGGCTCGCTGTTCATCGTCACCGGACGGCTGGAGTCGGAGCGCTCGGACACCGAGGCCGCGCTTCGCCGTGCAGGCGTCACCTACCGGCGGCTGTTCATGAAGCCGGACGATGACGACGACACGACACCGACCTACAAGGCCGACATTGCCGAGGACCTGCTGGAGCAGTACGACGTGACCCTGGCTGTCGACGACGACCCGGCGAATCGCCGCGCGTTCGCATCGCTCGGCATCGAGGCGCTAGACCCCGCCGACATCCCGGTCACGAGATCGGCCGAGATTCGTGCCCAGGTCCCGGCATACATGGCCAGGGCGGCACAACGCGGCCTCGACCTGCGAGCCGATGGCTTCGGCGGCGATGGCTTGACTGAGCAGACGATTCGCGAGGCCCGGCTGATCGCTCGCGGCGAGATGTCAGATGCCAAGGTCATTCGGGCGAACGCCTGGGCCGCACGTCATGCCGTGGACCTGCAGGCCAGCCAGAACTCCGACCCCGACGATCCCCGCTGGCCTGGTGCCGGCGCCGTCGCTCACTACCTCTGGGGCATCGACCCCCTTGATCCGCAGCCAGCCCGGGCCTGGCTGGCCCGTACCGCTGAGTCACTTCAGGAGCGCACCATGCCAAACAAGGTCGAGAAGCGCAGCATCACGATCGACGACTTCGAGTTGCGGCAAGCCGGGGACGGGATGTCCTTCACCGGATACGCCGCCGTGTTCAACAGTCCGAGCCAGCCGCTGCCGTTCATCGAGACGATCGCACCTGGCGCCTTCAAGCGCAGCCTCTCGGCGCGCAACAACGTGCGGATGCTGCTCAACCACGACACGTCGCGCGTGCTCGGCACCACGAGGGCGAAGACCCTGCGCCTGTCGGAGGACAGCAAGGGCTTGCACGTCGAGGCCGACCTTCCCGAGACCACGTACGGACGTGACCTGTCGGTCTCGATGCAGCGCGGCGACGTCGACTCCATGTCGTTCGGGTTCTCCGTGCCGCGCAATGGCGACAAGTGGAGCGATGACGGGAACCAGCGCACCCTCGTCGAGGTGCGGCTGCACGAGGTCTCCGTCGTGACGTTCCCGGCCTACGAGGCCACAACCGCCTCGGTGCGCGACTACTCCGCCCTCGCACTTCGTGCCGAGGCCGATGAGGACGCCATTGCCGAGGCCATGGAGGCACTCGTCGACGGCAGCCTCACCGAGCAGCAGGCCGACCTGCTGCGGGCCGTGGTCGACAAGGCCGCGCCGCAACCGCAGCCGACCGGCACGCCGGTCTCGGTGCTGCAGAAGCAACTGGACTTGATCGCCAAGTCCCTCTGATTTCGGCCAGGAGCCTGGCCGTTAGTCCCGCTCGCGGAGCCGCGGCGGTCGTCATCACTGCGATCACCCACTCCAAAGAAAGGGACATCCATGTCCAGTTATCTTCAGCGCCAGATTGAGGCGCGCCAGGAGGCTTGGCACGCAGCCAAGAGCCTCCTCGACCGGGCCGCGTCCGAGGGCCGCGACCTTTCCGCCGAGGAGGAGCAGTCCTATCAGCGGATGATGGCCGACATCGACAAGCGGGCACAGGTCGTCGCTGACCTGCAGGCCGCTGAGGCTCGCGAGGCCGACATCGCCGCCAGCATGACCCTGGCTCCCGAGGTCCGCGCCGAGGGCCGCATCCAGCCGGTGCGAAGCGATGCCGACATCATCCGGGCGCTCGCGTCCGGCGAGATCCGGTCGTACACCTTCGAGCGTCGCGACCTGAACAAGACCGACGACTCCAGCCTCCTGCCGCAGACGTTCTACGACGTCATGCAGGAGAACATGACGACGGTCGGCCCGATGCTCGACGGCCGGTACGTCACCCTGCTGAACACCGCCTCCGGCGAGGACATCAAGGT